GAATACATGTCACACTATTATTAATAAGATGCACATGCACAGTATAATGAATGAAGAACAAGTATGATGTGTAAGATATAAAGAATTAAGAATGAATCACAAGTAGTTCTTAATTCTTTATACTTAGAGTTGATTATAAAGAATTACACAGGATTGAGTGTAAAGTATTGTCAGTGGTGTAGTTTATTCTTTACATTCAATCTTGTCTAATTCTTTATACTTTACGGATCCTGATGCTACGGATCCTGATGCTACGGATCCTGATGCTACGGATCCTGATGCTACGGATCCTGATGCTACGGATCCTGATGCTACGGATCCTGATCAGATCAGCGCAGATTCCAACCACACTAACCGCCGATCCGTCAAGGTTTGACCGATCAGCATTGCTAATCTAATGAGTTTGGTTTTTGGTATCAGGGTGCTACCGTTTGCCTCTTGACGGATCCGGGATCCCGGATTAATCTAGGTTCGAACCTAGAAAACTGAATAGCAGGATCGGGCGGTGCCGGAGGCATCGCGGGCGATGGGTCGGGCGGGTTCTACTGTTGCGCCGATTCTGCTGTTTTATATTTTTTCAGGTTCGTTTGTTTACACTTTGTCCTTTCTTTCTTTAGACCCATGACAATTCTTGTCGGTCAAGTTGAAACATTGCTCCCTAAATTGTTGGAAGCAATGGAACAATCAAAAGAGGCAACCGCCAAGGTTGATAAACTCAAAGCGCAGATGATTGCGCTGATAGAATCACCTCAAACGGTTAAAACTGTATGGGGTAGCGTTACTCTCTGCAATGGCAGACGCACCGTCAAGGTGACAGATAAAGCGTTGAATCATCAGATTCAACTACTCAAGGAAACCGGTATTTCAACCGGTAAATGCTCCGAATCATTCGGAGTTGACTATATCACGGTCAAAAAAACCGACCGTTAAGTTACAATCAAGGGGGCGATCTTTCGCCCCTATTTCACATCATCCACTGCTCGTTAGTCACCATGTTTTTTAGTCAATCTGAAATCAACGCCGCCGTTGATAACGCTGTAAATGGTAGATTTCACAGTGACTGGAATGTTTCCGGGGGGTGGAATTATTCATCGGATAGTGTAGTTTTTTCCAAAGGTAGTGATTACCTTTGCGTTACGACTGACGGGTGGCGAGATGCTGACCGTCGTAAAGTTGTGATTAAAAATATGCGCGGGAGGGCAATTCTTTCCATGCTTTGATTACACTCAAACCATCACCACCTGATTAACTACCATGCGCAACTTTAACGCCGCCGCTGCTAAGTTAGAGATCACCGTCGATGAGATTTTAGAGATGCTAAATCTCACAATTGATGAGGCAAAGGAGGAAGATCTATCAGTCGATGAGATAATCGAAGCGTGTGAAGATTCAGGTTTCGAGTATGATGAATGGGTGCCATTCGGTGATAGTTGCTCACACTATTGCGACGCCTGATTTACACTCAAGGGGTGACATTCTCACCCCTATTCCTTACACTTTCCCAATCTATTATGACTTTCGCAATCTACTCTAAGGTCGCCAATGTTGTGCGAGTACACTATTCTCACCTGACGGAAGAAGTAGCAGAGAATGAGGTTCAGCGCCTTAATTCTCACCTGCTGAGCAACGGTCAAACCGCCGTATTTTGGTGTGAGGATCATCACCCCGAGTGTGTATTTGTGATAGGTTAGGTATACTTAGGGGGAGACAATCTCCCCCTCTTAATTCTCACAAACCATTGCCACTGTTTTATGTTTAAGATCCGCTATTTTGCTCCCTATTCTCAACAATGGAGAATTCAAACATTTGACACTAAATGTCAAGCGGAAGCAATGATTAGGTTCTATCGTAGTTGCGGAAGCGCAGCAGATTTCGCCTAGTTTGCTATTCGTTCGTGGGCGCAGTAAGGTATACTTAGCGCCCCTATTCGTGAGTGATCAGGATACCTTATCATTCGTTCGTTCGTGATTTGCAGTCCTTATGGTTGCCGCCGATCGGCGCCCTTAAGCCCATGGGTCCCTTATAATCTATAAACGACCCAGATCGACCTGTATATATCACTCTACATAAAAATTCCCGGGCCCCACAAAGATCTTCCAAAACCCCGATACAAAAAAATTCAAAATAATATATAATTACAAAATGCAAATTAAAATACAAAAAGATGAAAAAAAATTCCGGCAAAATTTTTGAGTCCGTACAGGTCGATCCAATTAATGGAGACTACTACCTCATAATTCCAGAGAGTATCGCCAATGAACTCTCATGGTATGAAGATACTGAGATTGGTTTTAAGATTGAAGGAGATGAAGTTATTCTTACAGAACGCACAGATTGACAAACACTATATAATGATGTATGATAATTCAGTAATCACTTGAAATTATGGCAAAAAAAGGATTTACAGTAAAAGCAAAGGCACCTGTTGCCGAAAATAGCATTGAAGAATGGGATTATAATCTTGCAAGGGAAATGGTAAAAGGCAAGTCGATTGTATTTTGTCTTCCTGGACGCGGAGTTTCTTACACATACCTAAAGAGTTTTGTACAACTTTGTTTCGATTTGGTACAGTCAGGAGCAAGTATTCAGATCTCACAAGATTATTCATCTATGGTAAACTTTGCCCGATGCAAATGTCTTGGAGCAAATGTACTACGTGGACCGAATCAGATTCCTTGGGACGGGAAACTAAAATATGATTGGCAACTTTGGATCGACTCGGATATTGTCTTCAATACTGAGAAGTTCTGGCAGTTGATTCTCATGGACAAAGAAATCGCCGCAGGTTGGTATGCAACCGAAGATGGTGTAACGACATCAGTTGCACATTGGCTCGAAGAAGATGACTTCCGCAATAATGGTGGAGTTATGAATCATGAAACTGTTGAGAGTATCTCAAAGCGTCGTAAACCATTCACCGTAGATTATACTGGTTTTGGATGGGTACTCATTAAGCACGGAGTATTTGAGAATGATGGCATCAAGTATCCTTGGTTTGCACCAAAGATGCAAGTCTTTGATTCTGGAGATGTTCAAGATATGTGTGGAGAAGATGTATCATTCTGTCTCGACGCAATCGAAGCAGGATTTGAGATTTGGTGTGATCCTCGCATTCGCGTCGGCCACGAAAAAATCCGCACAATCTGATGACTACTAAGTATAATATCTTTTGTAAGGGACGTAAAATTTACACAAATCTTACAGAGGAAGAATACTTCAATACTATGGAGGATCTGGCACATGATTTCTATCAGTCAGGTTCTCCAAATCCAAATGAAATTGAAACTGAGGTAATTGAAAATGGCTAAGCGTCCATCACTGTCTGGTAACATTATTGAATCGAAGCCCAAAAAGTCCCGTCAAGGATCTGGTGCTCATACTAAGTACTCCGCTACCTCTCGTAACGGGGCAAAGAAAAGATATAGAGGTCAAGGGTAATTCATAAAGTATTATGATTCAATTGAATCTCACAATCCCAGTCATTACTCCAAAGGGTAAAGGCTGGGCATTTTTTTGTATAGATCGATCACAAGAACCCGACCTAGAATGGGTTGTCTTTTTGGATGAAACTGGTGAATGTTAGACCTTTCGAAATTCTGAGATTCGTATTCAGAAAAATTACACACTTTCTCGTAAAAATATCAGTGATATTTTGTAAATAAATAACTTTTTAGTGTGGATTTTATGCCTTGGAAAGATTTTCGATGGGTAAACACCTCCTACTGGAGGCCTATGATATAGAATTTGATTTATTGAATGATGGAATTGCCATTCAAGAAGTTATGAAACGTGGAATTAAACGTGCCGGAATGACAATTCTGAACATTTATCAACATTGTTTTATTCCGCAGGGTGTTACAATTGTGATCACACTGTCGGAAAGTCATGTTTCGTGTCATACATGGCCAGAAGAAGGTACAATTGCAATTGATGTATATACATGTGGCCAAGGAAATCCCAAATTAATAGCACTAGAACTATTAAAATACTTAAATTCAAATAATTTTAGACTAAAAGAGATAGATCGTTAAATATGTATAGGGAGATAGCAACCTCCTTCCAAAAAAGTTCTGTTTTTACAAAAAACAGGAGCTAAAATGTCAAATTTACCAGTTGATAGAGATGCAGATTACATGCATCATATGTGGGTGTGGGAAACTACAAAGTTAATCACTGATTATGAAAAACCAAAGACTATTCAAGAAATTATGCACGATGAAATTCCATTAAGAAAGCACTATTTGAAAGAACAATCCGAATTGCATAAAAAAATTCGTAATGATTCAGATTATGATGATTGGGAATATGGAACTGAACCAAATTATGGATCTTCTTGGTAATCAACATAAATAAAATATAGAAATTTAATCACAGAATGGCAATACAAAGGATATCTAGATCATTTAAAGATATTAGTTTATCCTTTGTTCCACATCCGGTGACAAAGGATCTACCGATACTTAAAAATGAACGTGCAATTACCAGATCAATTCGTAATCTAGTAGAAACAATTCTAACCGAAAGATTTTTTAATTCTTTACTTGGATCGGATGTTCGTTCAAGTATATTCGAATTTGTAGATTATGGTACTGCATCTATTATAAAAACTCAAATTGAAACCACAATTGAAAATTATGAACCAAGAGTTGAAAATGTAAAAATAGAAGTAGATCCTCAACCAGATAATAATTCATTTGATGTTACCGTCATATTTGATATTATTGGACAACAATTTCCTACACAACAATTCACATTTCTACTAGAGGCAACAAGATAAAATGCCTTTTACTAAATTCACAAACCTAGACTTTGATCAAATAAAAACATCCATCAAGGATTATCTCCGTGCCAACTCTACATTCACGGATTTTGACTTTGAGGGATCTAATTTTTCAGTATTAATTGATACTCTAGCATATAATACCTATATTACCGCATTTAACTCCAACATGATTGTGAATGAATCCTTTTTGGATTCCGCAACACTTAGAGAAAATGTAGTTTCATTAGCAAGAAATATTGGTTATGTGCCACGTTCCAGAACGGCAGCAAAGGCACAAGTATCATTTAATATGTCTATAGGTGCGAATACCCCTACAGCAATCCTCCAGGCAGGTCTAGTATGCGTAGGAACCGTTGATAATTCATCATATACTTTTTCAATTCCGGATAATATTTCAACAAATGTTATTGATGGTATTGTATCTTTTAATGAAATTGATGTGTATCAAGGAACATTTTTAACAAAACAATTTACGGTCGATGGATCATTAGATCAAAGATTTATACTGAGTAATTCATATATTGACACATCTACAATTTCGGTTTATGTGAAGGGGATCAATGATAATGGTCTTGGAGTGGAGTATTCCTTAGTTGATAATATTCTTAATGTAGATTCTACATCAAAAATTTATCTCATACAAGAAGTACAAGATGAAAAATACGAATTACTTTTTGGTGATGGATTAATTGGTAAGAAATTGGAAAATAATGCGGTAATCACAGTAACTTATATTGTTACCGATGGTAAGGAAGGTAATGGTGCATCTTCATTTTCTTTTGCCGGAAGTGTTAGAAGCGCCAAGGATTCCCCAATTACATCCAATAACGTAGTATCAATTACAACTAACCAATCATCTCAGAATGGTTCCGACATTGAGACTGTTGATTCAATTAAATACTTTGCTCCAAGAATTTATTCGTCACAATATAGAGCAGTAACTGCGCGTGATTATGAAGCAATTATCAAAAAGATTTATCCAGAAACCGAGTCTGTTGCTATTATTGGTGGAGAAGAATTAGATCCCCCAGAGTTTGGGACAGTAACTATCAGCATTAAACCAAAAAATGGAACTTATGTTTCCGATTTTATGAAATCTAGAATTCTATCACAATTAAAACAATATAGCATTTCTGGAATTAATCAAAAAATAATTGATCTCAAAGTATTATATGTAGAAATTGATACTTCAATTTATTATAATTACTCTCAAGTTTCGGCAGTTGAATCCTTAAAAACAAAGATAATTACTTCACTTACAAATTATTCAAATTCTATAGATCTTAATACATTTGGTGGGAGATTTAAGTATAGTAAAATTGCTCAAGTTATTGATAATACAGATACTGCCATAACTTCAAATATTACTAAGGTAAGAATCAGAAGAGATTTGAAAGCACTTGTAAATCAATTTGCACAATATGAATTATGTTTTGGTAATAAGTTTCATATAAATTCATCTGGATATAATATTAAATCTACTGGATTTAAAATCTCTAGTGATCCAGATACGGTATATCTAACAGATGCTCCAAATTCGGATGGAAAAACTGGAGTCGTGTCCATAGTAAAACCTATCAGTGATGGCACCATAAGAACTATTGTAAAATCTGCAGGAACAGTTGATTATTCAAAAGGTGAGATTAAGTTGGGAACATTGAATATCACCTCAACAACATTAGAAAATGACATTATTCAAATTCAAGCATATCCAGAATCAAATGATGTTGTAGGATTGAAAGATTTGTACTTAAATTTTAACATTTCAAAAAGCACAATAAATATGGTAAGAGACGTAATTGCCTCTGGTGATGAAATATCGGGAACGGTATTTTCCAGAGATTACTACACATCAAGTTATTCAAACGGGAATCTAACAAGAAAGTAATATGATACAGACTGGATTTGAGTCTAGAGTTAAGGTTCAACAAGTTATTGAGAGCCAACTTCCAAATTTTATTTTGGATGAAAGTCCCAATGCAGCAGAATTTTTAAAACAATATTATATTTCTCAGGAATATCAAGGTGGTCCAATTGATATTGCAGAAAATTTAGATCAATATTTAAAACTTGATAACTTAACTCCCGAAGTAGTAGTAGATAGTACATATACTACTACTGAAATTTCATCTACAAACACTACAATCACAGTCAGTACTACTAAGGGATTTCCACAAAATTATGGTCTATTAAAAATTGATGATGAGATTGTTACATATACTGGATTAACTACAAATACATTTACTGGTTGTATTCGTGGATTTAGTGGTATTACAAGTTATCGTGCAAATTTAAATCAGCAAGAATTGGTATTTTCAGAATCAACTGCAAAAATTCATTCTACAAATTCTTCCGTACAAAATCTCAGTTCATTATTTTTAAAAGAATTTTACAAAAAATTAAAATATACACTAACACCTGGATTAGAAGATCTTGACTTTGTTCCCAATTTAAACGTCGGTAACTTTATAAAGGAAGCAAGATCGTTCTATCAGGCAAAGGGGACGGATGAATCATTTAGAATTTTATTCAATGTTCTTTATGGAGTAACTCCAAGAGTTGTAAACTTAGAAGAATTTCTAATCAAACCATCATCTGCAGAATTTATTAGAAGAGAAGTTGTAATAGCAGAAAGAATCTCTGGAGATCCTTCTAAACTGGTTGGTCAAACTATCAAAAAATCAACTGATGATATTACAAGTGCATCAATCTCCGAGATAGAACCATTTACTAGAAATAATAAGCAATATTTTAAAATTTCACTCTTTGTTGGATATAGTGATATTTCTGCAGTTGAGGGTAATTTTACAATTACGCCGAATACAAAATGCCTCGAAAATGTTTCTATTGGATCTTCCGTAATTTCTGTTGATTCTACAATTGGATTTGCGGGAATTGGAACAATAATATCAGGTAATAATACCATCACTTACACAAGTAAGAGTATTAATCAGTTTTTTGGTTGTGATGGAATCGAAGAAGAAATTTCTTCTACAAATGATGTAAGATCTGATGAAATTTATTATGGTTATGAAGATGGAGATCTCACTAAGAAAGTTGAATTAAGACTTACTGGAGTATTGTCTCAATTTGTACAAGTATCCAATAATCTAAGTGTTAATGAAGGTGATATTATTTCTGTTAAAAATCTTGGAGATTTAATTCAAAATCCAGAACAGAATAAAAATTATAAGCAAATTTTTGCAAATTCTTGGATATACAATACTAGTTCAAGATATCAAATAGAAGATATCGATAATTTTATTTTAACAAGTCCAATTGATAAATCAAGTTTAAAGATTGGAGATAGAGTTGAAATTATTGAAAGAGGTACAAATAATATAGCATCTTCTACTACAAACATTGCATATATTTCTAATATTGTTAGTGGAGAAAACAAAGTTATTTTAAATAATCTATCATTTACTCCAGATTATGGAATAAAATATGATTTAAGAAGAAAAATTAATACGGCAAGTAGTTTGGTAGTTCCAATTGAATTTGGAAATAACGTTATTTTATCGGACATATTGAATTTATATACAGATCAAGATTATGCATATTCTGCATCAAATTCATTACCTTCTTATGAAATAACAAAAAATATTAATACAGTATCAATTGATGATGGTACAGTTGGAATACTAACAGACGCTGTTGGTGATGGCACTTATTCTACTATAACGTTTAACAATCCAGTTAATTTTATTGATGGTGATAAAATTTATTACCAACCAGCACTTAGTCCTTTAGTTGGATTAGAAACTGGTAGTTATTATGTTAAGATTCAATCGGAAGATAAGAAAAAAATTAAATTGTTCTCTTCCAGATCATTTATTGGCGGATCCAATTATTTAACATTTGGACCTTCAAGTGGTAAGCACACATTTACAATCTATTCTCAAAGATCTGAGCAAATTGGTGCTCAAAAGATACTTAAAAAATTTCCATTAACCGTAAATACTAAAAGTGGGACAGGACAAGTAACAATTTCAGGTCCAACTGGAATGTTAATTAATGGTGTAGAGATTGCTAATTATAAATCAAATGATAAAATTTACTATGGACCACTACAATCTATTGATGTATTAAATGGTGGAACCAACTATGATGTTATTAATCCACCGCTATTAACGATTTCATCTGGAATAGGAACAACTGCTTTAGTTCAACCAGTAATTAGTGGTAGCATCAAAGAAGTTTATATAGATTCACAAGATTACGATATTAATTCCATCGTATCAATTGGAGTAAGTGGTGGAAATGGTTCTGGTGCTGTCCTTGATCCAATTCTTACAAAAAGAGTAAGAGAAATATTTTTTGATGGTAGAGCAACTACAAATTCTGGTGGTATTAGTACAACTACAAGACAACTTACATTTTTAACCGACCACAATTTAGTCAATGGCGAATCAATAATTTATAATTCTAATGGAAATGCTGCAATTGGGGTAGGATTTGCAAGTTCCACCTTGATTAGTAACGGAACTTATTATGTAAAGGTTGATAATAATAAGACAATTAAATTGTACCAATCAATTTCAGATTATTCATCTGGAATTAATACTGTAGGATTTAGTACTTATAATAATTCAGGAATTCATAAATTTAGAACTACTTCATATAAAAATACAATATCAGAAATTAAAATTATTAATGGTGGTAGTGGTTATACTAATAGAAAATTAATTGTCAAACCAACAGGAATATCTACATCTAATCATACTATAAATTTTGAAAATCACGGTTTTAATGATGGAGAGTTAGTAACTTATAATTATGAAACATCCACAATAGGGATTTCAACATTATCGCAATATTATGTCTTAAAAAATGATGACGATTCTTTTAGACTATGTGATGCCGGTATTGGTGGTACGAACCCATCAAATTATAATAGGCAAAATTATACCAAATTTTCCTCAACAGGATTTGGTTATCAGTACTTTAACTATCCAGATATCTCAGTTTCTATACAATATACTTCGGTTGGTTTTGGTACAACAACTCAAGGATATCAAACACTTATAGTAACTCCCAAAGTTAGAGGTAGTATTATAGATGCATACTTATATGAAACTGGAACTGGTTATGGAACAACCATTCTAAACTTTGAAAAAAGTCCGTTAGTATCCATAAAAAATGGTAAAGAAGCGCAACTAAAACCAATTATTACTAATGGTGGTATCAATTCGGTAAATATCCAGTATGGTGGAATAGAGTACTATTCAATTCCAGATTTAATTATAACAGATTCAACAGGACAAGGATCTGGAGCAGAATTAAGACCTGTTATTACAAACGGGAAAATAACTGATGTTAAAATCATAAACGCTGGAATTGGATATTCAAATACATCCACTACAATTCAAGTTAAACCCTCTGGTTCTAATGCATTATTTAGATCAAGTATTAGACCTTTGACAGTTAATAATAATTTCAGATTTGGAGACGAACTCTTAATACAAACTGAAGAAAAATTACAATATTCAGTTTGCGGATATTTTAGTACATTAAGACAATCATTTGGTGATACTGGTGCTAGTGTTTCCAATATAATTGGATGGGCATATGACGGAAATCCAATATATGGTTCATATGGTTATTCAAATCCAGAAGATATAAATTCTGCCCCAAAACTATTAACTTCTGGTTATACCTTAAATACCTCCAATATTACAGACAGACCTGTAGGAATTTCTGCCGGATTCTTTGTTGAAGATTATGTATATACTAATTCTGGAGATTTGGATGAATATAATGGAAGATTTGGAAAAACTCCAGAATTTCCAAATGGAATATATGCATATTTTGCACCACTTGAAATTTTAACTTCCGAACCACAATTTCCATATTTTATTGGGAATCATTATAAATCCAACACTTTAGAGGAAAATTCCACACTTGATCAATCATATGATTTTAATGGGTCCAATTTACTTAGAAATACTTTGCCATATAAAGTATCCGACAATTATGCTGGCAATGATTTTATAATTGAAACCAATGAAATTAATCGACAAAGATCTATCGTCGAATCAGTAACAATTGGAAATATAAATGATTTTGATATTATAAACTCTGGTTCAAATTATAAAGTAAATGATGTCTTAGAATTTGATAATACAAACACAGAAGGTGGTGGATTAATTGCAAGAGTTTCATCTATAGAAGGAAAGGATATTGTAGAATTAGATACTTCTGTACAAACTTATGAAGGTGCAATTTTTACTTGGGGAAATGAGGGGGAAGTAAAGGTTTCAATTTTACCTTACCACAATTTATCTGATAATGATTATGTTGTAATTTCAGGTTTCTCAACTAATTTAAGTAAATTAAATA